ATAATGATACAAACTACCTAATGTAAATGCAGATGCTAATGTTTGTGCACTAGTAGAAAAATAAAAAGCAGTAGTTGTTACATCATTTTGAACTATACCGTCATTTAACATACCATAAGAGTTAACACTCCCGGTAATAGTTTTTCTTAATCTTAAAGATACATTTGCAGATGCAGAAGCACTTGCACCTATACCTAACCTACCAAGCATAAAATTATCCGCATCTCCACTCATATATAAATTATATCTACCTGTTGCAGCAGCTATGTTACCATAGAATCCGTAGTTGTTTGTAGCACCAGTCATTGTTGCATCAGCATAAAATCCAAATTGATTACTTACAGTTGAGCCTGAACCAATTGTTTGTTGATATGCTCTAAAATGATAATAAGATGTTAATGTAAAAGCTGCTGCGGCAGTTGATGCACCTGATATATAAGCATTATATCCAGCAGTAACATCTGATGCAATTGTACCACTATTACTAATCCCATAAGCAGTAACTGCTCCTGTAATAGAACCGCCAATATTTATTCTATATATACTTGAAATAGTTGATGTACCTATCCCTAATGAACCTGCTAAATAATTGTTAGCAGTACCGTTCATATATAAATTCCATCTATTAGTTCCTGATGCTATATTACCATAAAAACCATAATTGTTTGTTGCACCTGTCAAACTACTTGCTACAATAAAACCATATTGATTGGTAACAGTTGAGCCTGAACCAAATGTACCTTGAGTAGCGTAAACGTGAACTAATTCAGACAACGTAAATGAAGCAGCTTGAGTTTGTGCTAACGTTCTATTTATATGATATGAAGTAGTAACACCTGATTGAATAACTCCATCTTGCATAATACCATAAGCAGTTGCAGCACTTGGATTTATACTTATTCTTAAATTATATCCAGTTAAACTTGAACTACCAATACCCAATGAACCATTTACATAACTATTAGAACCTAAAGTAATCAAAGAACCTGTATCTGTAATATTACTATTACCTATTGTTGTTGAACCACTAAATTTAGGTAAGGTGTTTGTTGTACCTGAGCCTGATATTGGATTAGCTGATGAGTAATAATTTTGATTTACATAAATAGTACCATTAGAACTATTTACATAAGACACCATACCAACCTTTGAAATATATCCAGTTGGTGGAACTGTGTTCATTAATTGACCTGCTGAGTATGGACTTAAATAAAGCACATCTCCAACAGTAAAGGTTCCCGTATTTACCCCTGTAATTAAGCCTGATAAGGTAACATAACCAGCAGTAGCATTTGGAATAGCCTGATTAGCCAAGCCTATTACACTTGCAGTAGCAGAACTATTTGCTATCGCCAAGGCTACATTTGGGTAGGTAAACCCACTTGATGTAGAGGTTACATAAACAGGAGCACCCTTCGCAATTGTTGAACCAGTATTGTTATAAACTTTTAGCTGAACCTCTTGCCCAATATGTAAAATATTATTTGTTATATCATTGTAATAAGCAAAAGCCTTTTGGGTAGAATCATACCATAAAAGTCCCTCAGAAGAACTTGGTGCTGATATTGAATTAAACTGAACAGAGTTTGTGGTCAAGAAATTACTTCCTAAATTTAAATTTGTTGTAGCCCCTGTATAAGGCACATATGAAGTTAAACTACTTGGTGCTACATAATCTGTACCAGCAGTTGCAGCAACAATTTTACCATTTGAATCAGTCTTTAATATAGCTGAGGTTACTGATTGACTAATAAATCCGTTTACCTGCAACACAGCCCCAGAACCATTGTCTGTGCTTTTGTTTACAAATAGTAAACTTCCTGTATCATATAATATTGAACTTGCAGTCAATAAACTTGAACTACTCCACTTAGCCATATAATTAGTAGTACCAGCACCACCTATTGTTAGGGTGTTTGTGTAGGCAGCAAAAACTAATACATCATTTGCCTTACATTGAAAGTTTAAGGTAACACTCGTACCATTGGTAGCAGTATAATCAGATGGGGCTAAATAAGCACCATTGTAATAAATATCTATTTGACCAGAGGTATAACTAACAGTAAATACCTGCTGATTTAGGGTAGCAGTTTGGGTGGTAACATTTCTTGCCTGTGGACTTGAGGGAATGTTCCATGACCTATCAGCTGATAAATCATATGCCGTACCATTGATTGTTAAACTTCTTGTAGATGGCGTTCCACCCAATCCACTCAAGGTATAGGTAGGAATATTTAAGGTTCTTCCTGTTAAACTAGCTGAACCACTTGCACCACTTGTTGTTAGATTAAAAGAGTTAGCAACAATCTGCCATACAGAACCTGTATAATAAACTAAATCACCCACAATGAAGGTTACGCTTCCTGCCCCAAAATTTACACTACCTGCAACACTACATTTATACACATCCCCCATATTACCCGTTCCATTAGACAAACTTGGGCTATTTAAGGAGGCATCCCAATCACCCTTAATTTCCATTGCTGATACAGACAATTGACCTATTGGTAATCTACCATTTGAATCCAAGGTAGCCACCCCATTGGCAGCACCCAAGGCAACAGTACTTACCACCCCACTTGTTGCATATAATAAACCCGTTAGACTTGATTGTACCTTTAAACTACCAGTTATCTGTCCTTGATATATAGACATCTTTTATCTTTTTATTAGTTAAATAACCCCCTTACAAATTCTGTTGCCTCCAAGGCTCTTGCAAAGGTTAACACACCCGTTGCACTATTCCATTGTACCTGCTCACCTGTTGGTGTTGTAGACACAATTTCTTGCACATCTACCCCACCTCTTGAAACATATATACAAACCTGCCCAATCATGTCTGACCATGTAATTGTTGTCTCCCCACCTGTTGCTGTATATTGCTTGTTGTTTACTTGGGTTTGTCTGATAGGAGCTGGGGCCACTGGTTGTATATTTCCACCAATAACAATACCACTATAATTCACAACAACCTGTGCTTGGGCTACCCATCTGCTTATATAAGAATAAAGCAAATTAACCAACTTATCGTAGCTTGGAAGTCCTATGTAATAGGGCTGATAATATCTTACCATATCTGTTAATATATAAATAATTTCTAATCTATCTGTCTCGTCTATCCAGTTGTAATACTTCTCTATCTCATACTCATCAGCCCCTAAGAAAAGTGCTATATCAGAGTATTTAAGTATTGTGGTAACTGTTGAATAATCGTACATTAGAATCTAATATTTGATTGTGAGGTAATAGCATAGGCTCTATCCAAGGCAGCCTGGGCTGAAAATTGGTCCCCATAATACCCTGCATTTTGAGCCGTTGTCTTCTCCCTTTGTAGCTGAACTAGATTCTGATTAAAGGTGCTATCTGATAATCTTATAGGATTAGAGGCTAATATCTGTGCTGCGTTATACAAGCCAGCCATTGTAAAGCCTACCATTGTAATAAGATTGGTTATTGTATAGGTACTTCCACTTACAGGACTTGACTTAATACAATCCATCTCCACCCTCAAGGAATAATCCTGACTAAAACCCGTGATAGTAATAATATCACTAGGATAACTTGCATAGTTAAAATCTATATAGGTACTCGTTGAACCAGAAGGAAAGGCAACAGTTGAACCATCAACCTTGTATATAATTAATCTTCTTGTGGTAAATCCACTCTTAGGCTCCGAGGAATAGCTAGATGTATCAGTTATTATAATAGAACTAGAATCGTTAGATTGGCTTACCGTAAAACTCGCAGTAAAACTCATGATAAATAATTTGTACAAATATAGCAAAAAATGGCGACTATAAATTACCACCAGATTAACAGATTGGAGAAAGTAGGTAAGTAAAATGCAAGTTATACCCCCTCCCCCAGATAGAGATATAACCTGCTAGTCTTACCACCGAGTTAACGAGTTGTCGTGAAGTGAGGCTGAATGGTTACCACAAGTTTAGAAAGAATACCATTCATTTAAAAGTAGAATATCGGAGAGTTAGACCTTATGCGTTTACCTCCATTAGTGTAACTAACTTTCAGTTGCAGTAGCCATATTGCTTTGACTACATCCAATAAAAAACCCACCAAGTACGATTGATGGGCTTTATCTGCTCTTTTTTAAGGAGCGGGCATTGCCCAATAATATATCGTACTACATTATTGGAGTTGCTATACAAATTTAGTAATTTATTTTAAACTACCAAATTAATCCTTAGGAGTTTCTTCTGTTTCTACCTTAGGAGTTTCTTCTGTTTCTACAAAAGGTCTATTAGTAACCATTTCATAGGCATCTTTAAGTTGTTTGTTTTTGAAAAATTCTGGCTTCTCTCTTCTTAATTTCTCAAATGCAGGACCTGTTTTTAGAACCCTTCTATTAGTCAATAGTTCATCTAGGTCTTCTTTTTTAAGTTTGCTTATAACCTTTAGCTGACCTTCAGAACTTAATGCCTTAAATGACCTCTGAGCCTTTGTAAGCCTTGCAGTAGACATAAAATTCTTAACCTTCTTGGGGTCTATCACTCTGCCTTGTTTGTCTACCAATCCAGCTTTTTGTTTATCCTCTAATGACATTTCTCCAAATGGTATACCCTCTTCTGCTTGTTCTTGTAATACCTTTTTATACGCACTTTTTTCAGGGTCATATCCAGCTGTTCTTCTTGACTTATCCCATTCTTTTACAAATTGTTCATTTATAGTCTCCTCTAGGCTAGTTCTTGTAAATTCTGAAGGAGCTTTTGTTAAACCAATCTTAGCCAACATTGATTGTTCTGAAAAAAATGGCTGATCTGGGCCGGGTTGTTTCCTAAATCCAAAAGGAGCTAATGACTTAAACTCATAATCTAATATATCCTTACCTTTTTTCCAAAATTCATCTTCCTCGTCATAAATAGGTTGTTTAAAAAAGTCTTGGTTATATAATAATTCTATAGCCTCTGAAATAAAAGGAGAAGCTTTTTTAGACAATGTCCTTCCATATTTAGCATCTAAAACATCCTTAGTATAGGAAGCCGCATCCTTCATAAATGTAGGAAGAGAAATCATTAACTCTGTGCCATCTGGATTTTTAAGTCCTGTTGGAATTACATAGTAGTCCTGTAATTTTTGAGGAGCCTTACCATTGAACATATAGTATAACATACCTCCCCAAAGACCTGTAGTGGTAACTAAGCCGGTTAAATAGTTTGTTCTAAATGTTGGGCCTTGTCCTTTTGTAGTTCTTGAAATTGATTCTGGTATATCCGCAATACCACCACCTATAGCCCTTATAGTACCACCTGTCCATCCCAAAGAACGAACAGACATAAATCCAATATCTTTTATTGCTTTATTCCAAAACAAGTTGTCATAGTTTACTTGACCAAATAAGTCATCCACAGATGCTGAGGCTCTTTGACACACTAATTGTATTTCTCCATTTGTAAGACCGGGTCTTAAGGCTAATTCATTTTCAACAATTTTTAAATAAGCCATTGTCTTAACCCTAGGAACGTGATATTCCATAATAGGTTTTGCAGCAAGCTCAATAGGTAAGGTAGCTAAATGGAAGGCGGCATTAAATCCATATTTTAAATCCCCACCCCTAAGTTTATATAATGATTTTTTTAAATTATAATTAGCATTTATAGACCATTTTTTTTCAGCTATGGGATTCATATTAGCCATTATAAGTCTTTCTACCTCAACAGAAGACCTACCTCCTAAATAATCTCCTATAACTTTTTTGTAATTAGCATAATCTCTTATAACGGTAGGTAATATAGTAAAACCTTCAGCCATCATTTTTGCACCCTCTACTATGTTCTTAGGATTGCCTGTTAATATTTTACCCTTACCAATACTCCAAGAAACTATACCTGCATTTATAGAGGTACCAACTCCGTGGAATCCACTAAGACTTAACTGAAATGAGTTTTTAAGGTTATTAAAATTAGTTATTGCCTTATGAAAATCTTTTACTATAGGAACACCAGAAAGACCTTTACTTAAATCGTTATTAAATATTTTAGCAACCTCATTAGGAAGATAATAAGCACCCATTGAAAGACCTGCTTCTGGTTGTATACCCTTCCCTTCTTCAGCTGCCATAGCAACATCTTCCTTTGATACTTTTTTACCAAATACAGACATTCTTTGAAATATAGGGTCTTTAACTAAACTATACCCTTCTGGTGCTTTTTCTCCTGCTTTTACATACTTAGTCCAACCTTCTTCCTTGCAAATGTTAAATAAATCATTACCCATTTTAAATTTAAGGGCATTCATTTCAGCTAATCTAACTATCTCTTCAGGGTTGTCTGTAACTAATCTGTATCCAGCTTTTATGCCTGCTTCAATATCAGCAAAAAATCTTTCTTTTAAAAAAGCCTTATTACCTTCTAACGGATTTTTACCACCATAAGAATTTGAAAAGAATTTTTCTACATCTTTTGGTTTTTCCCAAAAGTGAGGGAAGAAATCTTCTAAATATGGGAGGTCTTTATAAGAATTAAGAATATCATAAACTTGATTCATTCTAACCTTATAACTATCCATAAACTTTTGGTACTGAGGGAATTGTTTAAGGTCATATTTTTTTGGATTTTCCATAGCAATAATAAAGTGAACCTTATTATTATATTTTTCTTTATTCCAAAAATCCATAGGTTTCTTTGCAGCCTCGTCTTTTATTCTATTTGCTTGATTTAATTCTGCTCTTTTTTGAGTTATTGCACTAATAGTTTTAGCAGCCAAGCCTTCTGTAGCTTGTCCTTTTTTCATAGCCACAATCTGACCATCAACAAATAACTTATCATTAAATCTTGGGAAAATTCCCTGAATAAAAGAATTAGTATTAGTATTTACATATTTAATAACCTTATCAGCTGTTTCATTTATTGTTTGGGCAAATGTAGGTATGGTATAAGGCTGCTCTTTTAAAAATTCTTCAAATCTTTTTTTATCATATTGGGCCTCTACCCCTAATAATTTTTCAGCCTCCTTAATAGAAGGAATAGACCCATCGCCTTTTCTAAAAAAAGCAATTTGAGCTTTACCTTTACCAAAAGCATCTTGTAGCTTTATGTAGTCTTCATTATTTTTATCTGGGCAGGCTTTCATTATTTTTTCTTTTTAGCAGCCGATATTGCTATGGCTACGATTTGTTTTTTGCTTCTTGGCTTAGTGCCTTTATGAACTAATTCGTGAATATTAGAGCTAATAGCTTTTTGAACATCCTTCTTTTTAGCTGACATTGATTTTTTAAGTGGCATATTATTTACGTTTACTTATTTTAATCATTGTCTCAAAAGCCTCTATAGCCTCATTGGCCCCTTCTGTTTTAATATTCAAATCATACCCCTCTATTAACTCAGCCATTTTTTCAATCTTCTTTTTACACTCCTCGTGGCTTTTACCTACAGCTACTAAGCTACCAATTGTTGATGAATCACCCAATCTTAATACATGGTAGGTTCCGTCTATCTTGATAGGGTTGATTAATTTAACCCATTGTCTAATCTCTGGTGGGAAGTAAACTGTTTGGTGGTTACCACTATGCCATCCTGAGCTGATAAGTATCTCCATTCCGTACTCATTGTCAGCAATAGGCTCTACAAGATTACCATTAGCACCCTGCCATACAATATCTCCTAGGTTTTTGTAAATCTCTTGATAAAGGGCATTTGGAGGCAATCCTAGCCTCATACAAGGGTCAATGAAGTAATGCTTACCATCCTTGGTAGTTCTTACCTCTGTGGAGAAAAATCCGTTGTGGTCATATTTCTTTAAAAGGATACCGAACTTTTCGTTAACTTTTTTGTTACCTATAGATAAGTCTTCCTCCTTAATCATTTTGCCAGCATAAGCCACATCCTTAATTTCACATCCTGTAAACATATTTTTAGGCAATTTGCCATCTACTGCGTAAGCATCAATTCCCTCCTCTACAATCGCCTCAATTGAGTCAACGACCACAAACTCACAAATGTATTTTAAAGGGCCTAAAGTGGCCTCTAAATTGTCTAGAAGAGGTTCTGACAACTTGTAGTTGATATGGTGAAAAGTTTCAAAGGTTTTTCTGTATTTAGAAATCTTTACATACTTGTCTTTGTTTTTCTTAAGGTGTTCTCTTAAGGCAGCTACCCCTACTATTCTAATGGTAGGTGCTACATCCATGCCAAGCTTCTTCATTTCTACCGCCGTCTCATATCTGTCTAACTCAAGACACTCGGCTTTTCCCGATCCAAAACAAGGAATACCAGACTCCTCTAAAAGTTCTAAAAGGTCTCCATCGTAAATATCTGGGGTAAAGAAACAATCTATTTCACCCATAACCTCAAAAAGGTTCTCTATGCGTTCTATATTCTTTCCGTCAAATGTGTTTAATCTTTTACCATTTTTCCACTCAGTTCCTACTACAGCCTCAGCCATTCCGGGATAAGCATCTTTCCATTCTGTGTAATAATACACTTTCTTAAAATAATCAGCAAGCTTCAAACAGAACTCAAAAAAGAGCCCATTATCTACACACAATATTACCTTATCTTTAGCATTACCTAGGGTTATTTTTTCCATGGGTTAAAGTTACTATTTTTTCTTTTTACGATTAAAAATCCCCGCAAGCTTTTGAGAAAAGGAACTCTTCATAGGTTTGGTTGACATCTTTGTCTCCTCGTTGTTCATAGGCATCTCTTGCATCTGACTCATCTCTGAATCCTGCATCTGTGTGCGTATATTGTTCTTTTGCTTTAGGTTCTCCTGAAACTTCTCCTGTAGTTCCTGTGGCAGCTTCTCCACTAGGCTTAATATCTCCTGCTTGCTTTTCATATTCTGTTCCTTTTATTGTTTCTTCAAATGCTTTGTTGTGTAATGTTGTTTCTACTTTTTCTACTGATAATCCTTTCCATTTTGGTCTTGGGTCTTCTATGCCCATTTTTTTAAAAGACCTTACAGAAACTATTTTCATATTTTTTTCATACTCTTTTGCTAATTCTTTAGCATCTTCTTTATATTCAAAACCTGAAATAGCCTTATTTGTTTCTGGGTCTATTACAAACCATTTATAAGAATCAACCTCTTTATTATATTCTTCATCTATTTCAGCAGGTTTTTGTTCTTCAATTGTAATTTTTTCAATTGGAATATTTTCTCTTTTCGGCTGACGAATCATATTAACACCTTCGTTATATTCTATTGCGTAATCAACAATATCTTTTTCAGTTCCCCAATCTTCATCGTACCTACTCATATCAACTTCAAAACCATTTTTTTTGTAAAAGTTAATTAACTCTTTTGTTCCAAGTTTAGTATCATCTATTCCAAATGGCTTAGCATATAATGTAATAGTTGTTCCATTTTCATCTGCAACTTTAGTTAAATCTTTTATGGCTTTAGTCCCAAATCCTTTACCTTTTTCTCCAATAGTCATTATACCTTTAAGTTCAATTTCATTTTTACCTTTTTTATCAAATGTAGAAAATTCAAACTGAGATTTATTTCCATAAACTAAATAACTATCGCTAAATGGATTTTCAGTAATACCCATTAATTTATTTAAACCATTTATTATTTTATTTAAAGCAGGATGAGAAGAATACTTAATTTCTTCTGCAGGCTTTTTTTCTTCAACAGGAGCTGTTTCAGTAGTAGGCAAATCAGCATCTTCCTCTTCTCCAAATATTTCTTTAGAAAGTCTTTCTAATCCTTCTCTTTCTTGTTTAGCTTGTTTTTTCTTATATGACTCATCTATTTTATCAACCATTTGAAATGCATCAAACATATCTAAATCAACCCCTTGTTTTGCCATAGCACCAATAAGGTCTTCAGCCATTTTACCTCTTCTATCTATTTCATAAGCCTCTTTATCACTCATACTTGGGAATTCCTTACCCTTACCTTTGTAATCTTCTTTTAAATCATTAAGAAACTCTTGACCTTCTGGAGTTTTTAAAAATTCAACCTCATTTAATAGTTCTTTATTAGAATCAGCACTTACAATATCTTGTATAGTTTTTATGCCTTGGTAGTCTTTAGAAAAAGAAATATCTTTCTCTTCAGTTGGTTTAACTTCTTCTTTTATACCTAATTCAGATTTTAATTTAGGCATTACATCTTCTATAGTAACTTTAGTTCCTTCTGGGAATGATATAGATGCAGATTTGAATCCCGGTCTGCCAAAGTTATCTAAAACTGTAGTATCAGTTAGTGTAAATATCTTTTTACCATCTTTAATAGTTTCTTTGGTAAATGTATCTTGACCTTTTGCCCTAGCTTTGTTTGCCTCTTGTCTTATATCTCCAATTGAATTAGCCTTATCACCACTTATAACTTTATAACCATCTGTTGTTCCCTCTACGGTTACATTAGCTTTATTTATTTCTTCAGTTGGTTTAACTTCTTTAGTTGGTTCAATTGTTTCAGTAGGATATTCTTCAGGCTTCTTACCTGTTACATATTCAAACTCCTCTGGTGTGACCTCTAGGTCATCTATAAATAATTTTTTTTCACCTTTAGTTTCTTCTACTCTTGCATTAATACCAAAATCCTGATCGTGCTCGTGCTTATCTACATCCCCTGTTTCGTGGATAGCCTCCATCTCTTTGTCAAGCTTATCTATTTCAGCTTGTTTCTTTTTTACACCAACCTTAACACCATTTTTATTTAACTCCTCAATTTCTGTTTTTAGCTTATTTTTCTTTTCTTGTTTACCTGCTAATGAGCCTTGAATAGTTTCATCCTCTACATTCAAAGGTTCAATATCTTTTTTAGCCTTCTTAAAATCTTTTAATGAGCCTAATGTTTTTTCTACATCAGCAGCCTTTAATACACCAGCATTTTTAAGGTTATTTAAAACTTTTTCTGGAACACCTTCTTGAACAGAGGTAACAAAGTTTTTTAATTGAGATTTTACATAGTTAGGCATTTTAGTAACACCATTTGCAACACCATGTAATGCGGTAGTAGCTAGCATAAATTTACCTATGTCGCTAGCCTCATTCCAAGCATTATCAAACATTTCTTTATTTGAAACCTTATATCCTAATTCCTTAGCTGATATGTCTTTTGCCAATGATGAACCACCTGCAATAGTAGCAGCCCCTGCAATCTCTGGTGCAGCGTATAATAAGAATTTACCAACCGCAGCCTTTATACCTTCACCTGTAACATTTTTAGGGAACAACCTACCAGCTGCCTTTCCAGCAAATTCATAACCAACAGCCTCTGCGTATCCAACTTTAGATGCTCTTTCTGCTTGTGTTCTTGCTCTTTCTATTGCATCTTTTGGGGCTAATCCTTCCGCCTTACCTTGCATATAATACTTCATCAAATTGCCTCCGTATTCTTGGGTAGATAGTTCATCTCCAGCCCCTGCTATTCCGCCTATAGCCGCTAAGGCAGCTAAAGATAATCCACCTGTTTCTGGGGCTAACAATAAAGCAGCACTTTCAACAGCCATAGCTCCTGCACCTTGTTTAGCAGCTAATCGGCCAAATCCACCTAATGTTTCTGTTATCTTTGGAAGTATTCCTTCGGTAATTGATGGCATAACCTCTTCCTTCCCAAATTTGTCTTCCATATACCTTACAGCATCATCGTTAGACATATCCTTAAGGTTCTTACTTTCATCGTAAGACTTTTTAGAACTTTTTAATGAATTTGTTAAGGCTTCACCAGCTGTTGCTTTTCTAGCTAATTTTAATCTGCCACTAGGACCTGTTATAACAGAAAA